GCTCTTAAATGCTTAAAAAGTACCTATACGCGCGGAAAAGCGCTTAGACAAGGGCGTATAAGCATGCTCTATCCACTCTTTATCCAGTAATTATCAATAATTGCAACAAATTAGTTGCGTGGTTTCGTGTTGCCACCAAGCCACAAGCAGAATACAATCAATGCAAAGATAGCAAACGCCATTAGCCACTAACTCCTAAGTACATTACAAACGCCATAATAGCAATCGTCACAATGCACGCCTTAAATAGAACGTCAATCATTGTTTATCCGAGTGTTCTCTTAAAATACTTCTGGCTTCTTCATGCAACTCTCTAATCTGTTTGCGCATTAGCCATTGTTGTTCAAATTGTTCTCTCGTCAATTCGCCTTGCTTTGTTCTGTGTGTTCGCTTTAACATCAGTACGGCAATCCATCTACTATTGCCAAGATACCAAGACTAGGTACAGTTACATAGTCTTCTCCATCTATCTTGATTCCATAAGCCATAGACTTGTCAAAGACTACCTTGTCGCCTAACCGTACGTCCATTAGAATAATCGTTCCATTGTCAGCGTATCTTCCAAGACCTACTGCTACAACTTCGCCCTGATTAGGAATTTCCTGTGCATTTTTAGGAATTACAAAGCCTGATTCAGTTACTTTGTCCTCATGGGTTAGTTTAAGAATAACTCTATCTTCAGTCGGCATTGCGTTCAGCATTTAGTATCTCCTCATCTAGTTTCATCATTGCGTCTTCTAATCCTGCTCTATACCCAGCCCATTCCATTCCTGTTAGGTCTTTAGATAGTAATTGGAGCGTGTAGAGTTCCGCCTTTACCCTGTTAAGCGCCCCCGCCAAAAAAATCTGGCGAGACATTTCTATTCTTCCGTTGGATTACCTAGTGAGGCTGATAGTGCCTGACCAAGTTCTGCCTCAGTAAGTCCTGCCCTAAGCATTAATGCAAACATGCCCTGAAGGACAATCTGCGCTATTACTACTAGGTCTAGTTCCTGTGCTTCATCACTCATTGGTTTCTCCTGTCTTTAGCCCAGCACGTTCAGCGCCGAGTTCAATAGAACTGCTAAATAATCTCTTAAACATTACATCTGGTTCTGGTGAGTAGTTGGATAGTTGATACACAAAACTCAGCATTGCTTCTCGGTATAGTTTGCCCTGCTCTTCTACCGTTAGCCCCACCAAAAAATCTGTGGTTTCAATGTATCGCTTTTCTACTTCTTCTACTGTCATGCCATCTGTGAAGACTGGCACGCCTTTTTGTTTATCACTCACTTATTAACCTTTTTTGTTAATACTGCCCTAAGCGTTCCCTTTTGAAAGATTCCCGCTTTAACTGCTTTGTTCCACTTGTAGACAAAAAAGCCTACCATAATGAAGAACATTGCAGGAAATAGAAATACTAATAGTAATACCATTTTAAACTCCTTTCCATAAATTCAATACGACAATTGTACCACATAAAATGCCCCCTGTCAAGTACCTGTCTTAGGCCGATTTTGAAAGTACCATGTCTATAATCGGTAAAAAAGTAAAAGCCTTGTAATCATTGGGTTTTAAAAGTACCAAAAAAGTACCTACAAAAGTACCTACAAAGTTACTTGACAAATTAAAGTTTATCTGTTATACTGGATGGAATCAGGGACAAGCCCTGCTAAATGAAAGGAATACATAATGGCAGTTATTGATTTATCAGCATACGAGGTTACAAAAGTGGCTATGAGTATTAAGTACGCACTTGAAAGCCTCCAAGACAACAACGTTGAAGCCTGTATTGATAGCCTTAACAATGGGCTTTGGTACATTGGCACGAGCGTTGAAGAACTTAACAAACTAGACGAAGAAGGAGTATGGTAATGCAGTTAAGCGTAAAGCAGTTTATTGACATTGACCTAGATGAGATAATGAGTGCTGTCTTTGACAACATTTGGCGTAATCACCAGTCATGGGTTAAGGAGTTCACCTATGGTGGAGAGATGGATGTAGTCCCTGTTATTTACGAAAACCCTTACTGGGATGCTACTGACCCTAGTTCCCCCGAATTTTTAAATAAAGAGGTAAGTAAGTTCACGTTAGTAAATGCTTACATTGCACTACTAAAGGACAAGAAATACCATTGCGGAGAACCCGTACCAGACAACCTTGACGAATGGGACACCTGTGTTTCTGGTTACGTTCTGCAATACGCTTTATTTGGTGAATTGATTTATAATTAAAATGGACTTGACAAAATAGAATTTATGTGCTATACTAGATTCCATCAACGACAAGCGTTGGTGAATTAACGAAAGGAACTTAATTATGCATGTTTTACACAGAATTGCAGTAGAGGCAGAAAACGCCCAAGAAGCGAAAGACCTTGTTAATGAATACATTGAAGAAAGTGGTAATTTCAATTGGTCAGACTGGTCAGTAGTTGGTGGTCGTTGGGGTGAAGAAGATACCGTTATCAGTTATTTAGAGACCCCTGAAAAGTTTTTGGAAGCCGTTGAAACGGCAAGGCAATGGCGAGTTGAACAAGTCAATAGTTACCTTGCGAAGGTAGATGTTGAGCATGTTACGAGTTTGCTAAAAAATTACAACGGCGAAGAACTTGCTTTTAACGACCAAGATGGTATGCAGGCTTGGCGACTTGGGAAAGCATTAGAAATAGCAAATGGGGACAGTAACCCGTACGGTTATTTTTACGACATGGTTGATGGTGGTGCTGGTGATGAGTACCTCAAAAAACGTATAGAAAAAAATCCTACCGAGCAATACTTAGTAGCAGTAGATTTTCACTTTTAGGACTTGACAAAATACAATTTGTGTGCTATACTGGTTCACAACAACTAAACGGGCTAATAACCCAGAAAGGCGGTACAGAATGAGTGAAGAAATTAAAACATTTGGTGCAGACAATACGGAGGTTCTTTGGTTTTCTGAGATTACTCAGGAAATGATTGACCGAGCCTCTCTTAACCAAGAAGCAATAGCAGAACTGTTTGATGAATTGAACGAGGCAGTTGCAAGCATTTGCCAAGACTATGGGGTGCAGTAATGATTAACAAAGACAAGTGGTGGAAGTTCACCTATGTATGTGACCCTGATGATTGTGACACGCTAACAGAGGTTACAACGCCCTCTGCTGGCATTAGCGACCCGAAGTGTTTTGTTTGTGGTCGAATGATGAACTTGGTATCTATTAGAGATGGAGCAAAACAATGAGCAAGCAGATTCACTATGTGGTTAGGTATGACACCGAGACTAGAACATTCTCGATTGACACAGACACCGCCAATGCAGTTTTTAACAATGGCAACGTTTATAACGTGGAGACTGACGAATGGGGTTGGATTGAAGGCGACAATGCAGAAGATTGCGAACACGCCCACCAGTCTTGGAGCATGCTAAACGTAATGATTGACGATTTTAAAAGTGCTGGAGAGGGCGCTTATGCTTAAAGCAAAGGTACGCAAAGACCTAGTTGAAGATGAACTGGCAATTGGTGTATTGGTTGTTATTGGTTGCGGTGTTGATTTTAGAGAAAGATTTATGGAAGGTGATGAACTAGGTGAGTGCAACGTGCTTACTAGTGACGATTACAACAACTATGTTCTTTCTTGGCTTAACCCCGAAGGAGAAACACAACTGATTGTTGCTGACGGGGCTGATTTAGATTTTTTTGTAAAGTGACTTGACAAAATAAGTTTTATGTGTTATACTGGTATGTATCAAGGACAAGCCTTGATTCTTTAATAGAGAGGAATTACAAGTATGGGAACGAGAAGTGTATTAGCAATTATTGAGGGTGACGGTTTCAAGGGCCGTTACTGTCATTGGGACGGTTATCCCGAATCAATGGGCGCTCGCCTTTGGCAGAGTTACCGAGAAGTAGAAAATAATGCAGACGCTCTAATTGAGTACGCTGTAAAGCCAAGCCAAGACGGGCGTTGGTCTTCTTTTGTGCCACCGTCAGAAGTGGCTGAGACTGAGGAAAAGTACGGTACTCATGGAACGGCAACGTGGCGTGACGAAACGGACTGTGGTTTCATTCATTCAACTGGTGATGACTGGGGTACTGAGTGGGCTTATGTTATTGGCGACTTGGCTTTAACTGTATTTGAGCGCCGATTTGGCAAGCCTAACGGAGACCTCGGACATGGTACAGGTATGTTTGGCATGGGGGCTAGTGACACCGAAGTAGGCGGTTACTGGGCGCTTGTTGGAACGTACTACTGGGACGAGTCAGAACCTAACTGGGAACTTGTGCAGAACACGCTTAACGCCGACAGTATCGAGGTGAACTAATGGGTGCTGATTTTACTTTTGCAATTTGCAACATTCCCGTTGATACAAACAATACAATGATTTTGTCCGGCGACAACTTAAAGCGTGCTGTAACTGAGCGTTTTTTAAAAATTTCTCGTGAGGACAATTTATTTTTAACAACGCTTGAAGATTGTGGTGTTCTTTATTCAGAAGATGATGAAGATGTTGAATCAATTATTGCCGACAAAGCAAACGAAGTTGCTGATTTTCTTAGTAACTGGGGTGTTTTGCGAGACGTTTCAGATTTACATCTTGAGGGCAAGCATTACTTTATTACTGGCGGTATGAGTTGGGGAGATGAACCCACCGACAGTTACGACATAATTAACTTAATTGATGCTTTGGGAATTACTAACGAACCATTTACGTCAGAGGAATTGGCATGAATTGGGACGATTGGGTAAAAAAATACAAGCCAATAACAAATCCATACAACACTTGGGATTCAATTCAATTTGAAACCTTTGGCGAAGATTGGGATTATGTAAAAAACTTAGACGAACACTATGTATGGACAGCAATTGACGTTGATGATGACGTGACCGTTGCTGGGCGTGCTTATGTGAACCGATTGCATTACTACGTCACCGAGATTGCTTGGGAAGACAAAGACATGGAGTTAGAAGTTATTGATGAAGACTACGAAAAGGAGGAAGAAGAATGATTCATGTTGAAAAAATGATTGACGAGATGGACGATTTAGAGGCCGACTTTCTTATGCCTTTTAACGTTTCGCTATTGGAAGACTATTGGTTTGCAATGGAGAACGTAAATGACAATGGTAATTGGCTTGGTTACATTGTCCATAAAGACGGTGATGAACTACCAGTTGCTTACAACGCTTCTAACGGAATGACTAAGTATGCAAAAAAGACTTCGGCCTACAAGCCTTTTGTTGATGATGCTAACAAAATCTTTCCGCTTGACAGTTGCGCCATTGACACCATGAGTGCATTACTTGTGTTGTGTGAGGCAAACAATTGGGACGATGTTGAAGATGACCTCTAATCACACTTACAAGGCAACGTGCAGGGAGCATGAGCAATGGAAATTTCTTAGCAATGATGAGAACAAAGTTTTCTTTCATGCTGGGTTTCATTGTGCTGAATACACTTGCCCCGAAAGCAACATTGGCATTGAATTGATTTGGTTGGGTGTGTAATGGCTAAACGTTGGGACAAAATTAAAGAAGGTTGGGGTCGCAACGATTTTCCAGCATTGCTAGTGGAGAACTGGAAAAACATGAACAACAAGGAGTTGGCTATTGCAATTGCTGATTCTTGGACAATGCCTGAATGGCCTGCTCGGACACTTGAACCTAAGTATTGGGTAACTCTATTCAACATGGTTTTAAATGATGACGGCACAGGCTACTTAACTGATAACGGAACGATTTTATCTACCAGTTCTTTGCCCGAAAATTTAACGCTGTATCGAGGTTGTTATTCAGAGTTTGCTAGGGGCATGTCTTGGACTAGTTCCTTAGAGCGTGCTAAGTGGTTTGCATCCCGCATGGGTGGCAATGGAAATGTTTATACCGAGACTTTTCCTAGAGAATGTGTTATTGGTAAGTTTGATGGCAGGAACGAAGAAGAGTATGTTTTGGATTGCACTATGTTTGGAGAAGATGACGTGCAACTATTAGAAAGGATTAGGGGATGACAGAGGAGATTAAAGACTGTCTTAATTGCGGTTGCGAATACGGTTCTCATCTTTGGAACATTAATCAAAACCCCGAAGGCAAACCTGATTGGGAAGAATTAAATTGCAAAGAATGTGATTGCGATTTGTATTATCCGCCCGAAGAACTTGAAGTTTTTTAAAAAATCTACGAGAGGAAAAAATGTATAATTTTTATAACGTTGATAGCGAAAAATGGACTATTGCTTTATACGAAAAACTAGGGCGTGCTTACAAGGAGATTGGTATTTTCTTTGAAGACGTAGTTGTTCGTTCAGAAGCATTTGAGTTGTTTGGCGAGATGTGCAACGCCGTACCAACATGGCAGGCTGTTGAGTATGCACTTGAAGTGGATGCTCAGGGCGGTGAAATACCAGCATTTGAAGTTCGTTTAATAGATTCTAAAAACAAAGTTTTAGCAACTGTTCTTTGGGATGTTGAAAGCATAAAGCAATTTGTTGCAGACTATAAAAGCAGAAACATTAAACAATACAAATTAACTTTGCTTGCAGAGATTGATGAAGAAGACATTGAAGAAGACATTGATTGGGAATTGCTTGCAAACACGGGAAAATTAACCGTACTTGACATTCAGCCCAATTAGTGCTATAATGGTTACATAAAGAAAGGAGTAGTATGGATTTTAACAACAAAAGATTTGATTACATTAGTGATGCACCGTTTGACACATTGTTAAGCAGTGTTTCTTCACAGGGCATTAAAGTAACAGCCATTGCTGTTCCTGAGGATGCAGTTACAAGCGAGGAAAAACCTTACGATTACATTGAATTGCCTGACGGGATTGAAACAATTATTGCTATTTCCGAAAAGTTTATTCAAGACTTGATGAAAGAATCTAAGTCAGACTTCTCTAAGGGTTATACCCTTGGAATGTTTGTTAATCATTTATTGCAAGAAAAACTTACTGAACTGTTGGGGGAAGATGAGTGAGCAACAAGAATTAATTAGGGCAAGGCACATTATTGAAAAAGCAGAACGTGACGGTTCTAACGTTGTTGATACTTTGAAATCTCACATGGTAAGCAACACGCTTATTGAAGAATTAACTGGAGAGGCAGTTGTTCTTGCAAGGCGTGAGCAAAAACGTGACATGGACAAAGAATTGCAAGACTGGTGCAGGATAAATGCAAGTTTGGAATTGACAACTGCAGAGATTCAAAGTATGCTTAAGGTAACGGATTCCTTAGCATTGAAGTTGGTGAAAAACACTGATTACTTTGTTAAGGTTAAGCGCGGACTTTACAGAGTTCGTGATGGTTTAGCGGAACGGGAGGCCGTTAAAACAGGCAAAATCCTTGACTAGTAGGGTAGAGAGTGGTAGTGTTGCGACAGTTCTGTCGTAGCCTACTGCCCGAGGCGTACGACGCCGTTGGGCAGTCCCTTTCTCTGCCCAACGAGTGCAGTGGCACTAGGGGGAACGACTTGGTGCCACTGCTTACCTCTCACAAATAGCGGAAGGTCCGCAGTTTTTAAAAAAAGTTTCAGAAAGGAAAAATAATATGAGTAACTTAACTAGGGAAATTAATCCAATGAAGGCAGAAAGCCCTCGTCCTCGTAACTCTGCAGGTGGTCGTGGACCATCGTCTAAGACTATTGCTCGTCGTGAGCAATTGCAAAGCCAGCCGGGAACGTGGTTTGTTTGGAAGGAAGATTCAAAGACTGGTGGAGACACCGGACAGGCTCTTCGTACGCTTCTAGGAATTAGCAACATCACTGGTGTTGACCGTAGTGGTTTATCATACGAAGCAACAGCCCGTATGAGCGAACAAGGCACTTGGACTATCTATGTTCGCTACGTTGGCGAGCGCAGAGAGTTTGCAACTGCTGAATAATTTCCCGTGTCGGAAATAGAGAATCCCCCGCCAAAAGGCGGGGGATTTCTACTTTGCGTTGTGGTATAATTGTTGCATGAACAAACCCGAAGGCATTACATACATTGCACAAGACGGCTCTTTCGGAGACGCCAACGGAATCATTATTATCAAGAATTCAGACCTTGCTGAGGGTGTATTAGAAACCCTTACAACAGCGCCAGATAAGCGTAAATGGGCATTTGAGCAGTTAAGTAATATTGATTACCAGAACACTGTTGTAGAGCATTCTGGCACGTTTCTTACAACCACTCAACGCACAAGCCTAAATAACCAAGTTAGAGAATTCTATCTTGGCAAGAACTACACGCTTAATCAATAACTTCAGCGTCAACAATTCCTGACGCCCAACTTGGCTCCATGTCGCCACCAAGTTCAATCATGCTGTTTGCAAACATTTGACGAGCAATGTCAATTTGCGATTCAGACAATTTTAGGTCTTTGCTAAGAATAATTGCCATGAAGGCTGCTCCAACCAAACTGGCTTGATGTTCTTCAAGTTCAATTACTCGTTTGCGCAAATCGTATTTCATCATAAACTCAAGAGCATTTTGATATCGCTCCCAAGCACGTTCCATAACTTCAATCAATGCTCTAACGTGTTCAACGCCAGCCTTGTCAGTTACTTCCAAAATGCCGTTTAGTTCGCTCATCTTGTCTTCAAGAATAAGTGTCCATTGTTTCATCTTTGAAGCAAGTTGAAACGCTTCAACTTCTGGTGGCCCGAGTGGTGTTGGTTCACCTAGTTGTTCTGAAAGTGTTGCAAGTTCTTTTTTCATAACAGTCTGAACTGCGCCAGTAGTGTGCTTGGCTGTATTGCCAAGATGCCACTTACAAGTTCCAGCCCCAAGGTGATTAGTACCCATGCCTGCTGTTTTGTAACAGTAACGAGTAATACCCAATTCCTTGAGTTCTTTATTCTTAAGCCTTGCTCCGCATTTACCTTCTAAAGGTTCTGCGCTTCCCGGCAACTTTTCTTCTGGGTGCAGTTGCGCCCAACGTTCTTCATCAGTCATTGTTAAACCACCAATCAGGTAATGCCCAATCTGAAGGCATGCCTAGTCTAACCATATGTGCGCATGGGTCGCTACCCTCTTCCCATGCTCTTTCTTCAGTTTCATGTAACGGCATTGCATCATGCGTAGAACAAAATTGTTCAGTGCAAAATCCGTTTTCAGTACCGTACTTCAACCATTCGTCAAAATTCATTTTTCCCTTTCATTACCATCCTCGTCCACAACCGTATTGGTCGGGAACATAATTTGGTATTCCTGCCAATGCTTGTATTTTTATAGCAATAAATACTTGTTGTTCTGGAGTTGCATCATACAACGGTCCGAACAATTTAAATCCTCCGTAGGCGTACCAATTTGAAACAAGAATACCTATTCCGCCTTGATAAAAACCTCCCATTGAATGCCAATTACTTCCAGTCTCACATTGAGCAACCTTTAACCACTTATCCATAATGTCAGGTGACACAAGCGGTGGTGGAACCATTGTTGGCAACGTCGTTGGCGCATCAATGTGCGTTAACGAGGGCGGTTCAACCGGTGGTGCTGTTAGTGATGCTGGGTTCCATGATTGTCCTACGGCAATTGTTGTACTTGTTGATACCGTTTCCGCCGAGGGATTTGGTGAACTAACACTGAATACAGCAAGTGACAATAGAACGATAGAAAGATATTTCATTTAACCTTTTCTACTTCGACCCACAGTAAAGATTTTTTACTGGGCCAGCCACGCTTGGGGAGTATTTAATTGCTACTTCCACAGCGTAACTTAGTTCGTTTGGGCCTATGTCTTCGCAACCTTCTAAGTAACCGAGGGCATAGGGGGAACCGCTACCAATCGCCAAATACGGCGACTCCATTTCAATCATCGCAAAGTCACCTTGAATGATGACTAATGGACGACCGGGCCAAGCGCAAAGAATCTCCATCTCTTTGATGGATTCATCTTCACCCTTCACTTCTTTGAGCATAGAAACAATAGTCTCCGGACTCACTTTCCTTGCCTTTAACTTCGACAAAAGATTTATAATGCGCCACGAACCAGCCGCTCCCATAATGCCGTTGCCAGCATGAATAATTGCTTTTGGTGTTGAGGCGGCTAGAACCATGTCATCGTCGCTTGATGCGGAGTCAAATGACATACCGCACCAATTTTCACTTGTACATGCAACAACTACTGTCATTAGTCCCAAATTCCTTCAACCAACAAAGTGCGGTGGCGAACAATTCTGTCTGGCCATGTTACACCTTGCAAACGGTCTCCACGAAAACGTTTTACATTTAACATTGTTTCATCAACTTTGTCTTTATACAATGATATACCAATTTCAGGCCACGCCATCCAGCGCTGTGAACCCATTGGCGTTAGGTCACGTTCTCCAGCCTTACCCTTAGCCGCGTGATGCTCCATAACAAGGGCAAACTTGTATCTCGTTCTAAGGTCATCAAGTACAGCCATTGCAGAGTCAGCAGAGTCTTCGTATGTCTCGTTAGGTTGCCTGCGATACATTTTGTAAATAGGACCAATAACAACCAAGTCTGGTTTATGAGCCGCAATTTCACGCTGTACTTCTGCCTTGTCGGACAGATTTCGAATCTCAATACCACCGGGACGACGATAAATCTTTAAACGTTCTTCATCAAAAGCAGTACCAACTCTTCCAGCCATGTGTCTCATGTATGGTTCAGCAGTTTCGGTAATTGCTTGCGTTGGGTTTTCAAGGTCAATAATCAATACACGCTTAGGTTCAATTGGCTTGTGACTGAATGGATGAATGCCTTGCGATACTGACATAGCAATCGTTCTAAGTAGAAGCGACTTACCAGCACCTTCTTCTGCAACAACAATTGTTCGATAATCTTGGTGCATCATTCCTGGAATAACAACTGGTGCAATCGCTTCCGCATTCGCAACAAGTTGGCTAATAGTCATTGCTTGTGGTTCAAGCGAACGCATCGAGCCAACGCCAGTCAACATCTTTCCCATGCCTGATGCAATCTCGTACGGGTTCTCGCCTGTCAACAACAAGTTCTTGTATGTATCAATCTCTCCAATGAGTTTGCGACTAGAACTGTGCTTAAGAACTATTGCACCGTACTCACTAGCGTTCTTCCATGAAGGAACGTTTAGAGACATGTTGACTAACTTGGAAGCAACTTCTTCGTCGTTGATTTCACCAGCAATTGTAACTGGGTCAATCTTTACGCCCCTTGAAAAGAGACTGCGAATAGCGGTAAAAATCCTTGCGTTCAAAGGATTGTAAAAATCCTCGGGAAGACAAGAATCAATGCCTTCTATAACTGCTTCTATAGACAGAAGCATTGAACCTATCAATGCTTCTTCTGCCTGAAAATCGTGGGGTATGGTTTGCCCGTTCACCAATAACCCTTTCTAGTAAGTGGTAAATTCTAATGAATGACGACGGCCTTGGTTGTCAAGTTTGTAAGGCCTGCCGTTTATGTCAATAGGTTGCCCTATTTCGTTAGTGGGACGACTGTAGTTCATCTTGACAGGATTATCAAGTATTACTTCTCCGTCCACTGGATTAATCCAAGTCTTCAACTTATCCCAGTCTTCGTAAATCTCAGCAACAACAATCTGCTCTGGTGTTAGTGGGAAAACATCATCTTGTTTGCCAAGATAGTCTTCGTATCGCCTGCCCGGGCCGAAGAACGTCTTGGGGTGTAACGTGTACGTAGGATTTTCGTTCTTCCTCTTTAAAGCGTAGTTCTTTACTGCTTGCATCAATGTTTCGTAAGGAACCTTGTCATCTCTGATACGACCGTTGTAAGCCTCAAATGCTCCCGGCTTGTTTTCCTTGCGAGGATACAAAAGCCATAGTGCCTCAAACTCAGGAGTATAAACTTTAGTCTTACGAGTCTTCTTTACCTCGACTTTTGGCGAGACTATATTATTATATATATTATTATTATTATTCCCCTGGACATCTGTGTCCACCCCCCTGGACATTTCTGTCCCCCCTGACAAATTTGTCCCCCCTAATTCGGGGTTGTAAGGCCATAGGTAGTAGACATTAGTTTGTTGTTTATTGTCCTTAAAACTACTTTTAACAATAATCGCTCCAACATCGCTTAGTTCTTTAATTTTGCGACGAACAGTACGAGCATCAACTTTAAGTAAATTCGCAAATGAACCGTGAGAGGTGTTGGCAATAAATACTTCGCCCATAAGAATTGCCTTCATGTAACCAAAAAGAACTTTGGCCAATGGACTTAAGTCGGGGTGAACCAAAATCCACGAAGGCGTAATAATAGACTTTTCTCCAGTTAAATCGCCAATAATTGTTGCGCCATCAAACTTAAGAGAGTAAATCGCTTTGCCCTCATGGTCGTATCTATCTGCCCTCATTTGCTCATTCCCCTTTCAGCAAGCGTTTTGACGAGTTCGCCAATAATGCTTCCTTGTTCCTCAACGTCAACACCGTCAGTAACGGAGTTAACAACTTTTTTCTTCTTGTCTAACAGACTGTACATGTCTTCGTCAATGGTCTCAGGTGCTAGCAAATACCATGCTGTTGCACCGTGCATGTCATTAACTCGACCATAACAACGGCTGGCACATTGCTCATGTATAGCAGGTGTCCAACCTAGTTCACAGAAGACTACATCACTTGCGGCTGTAAGTGTTAAACCCTCACTAGCGGCTGTCATGTTTGCTACAAATACTCGTACTTTCGGGTCGTTCTGAAACGAGTCCACTGCATTCTGTCGTTCTTCGACTGAAACTCCGCCACGAATCTTCACTGCTACATCTTGGTACCGAGCATACAGTTTTTCAACCATTTCAATATGTTCCGCAAAAACAATGACCTTTTCACCCGTACCGGACTCTAGGAAGTTGTCCAACCACGAAGCAGTGCTTTCAAACTTGATTTTCGACACCGCATCACGAAGTGCGGTAATACGAACAAGATTAACCGAATTTTCAAGGGCAATCTTCTTGCCCCAGTAAGCACTAGAGCCGTCACTGCCTTCTTCTTCGGCAATATCACGCGCACGTTGAGCAAAATACTCAACAACGTCGTCTTCGACTACCTTGTATGAAGCCATTTCTTCAGTAGAAACTGATAGGTATTGCACGGCGTTTCGCAATTCTGGCAGTTCTCCATAAACGTCCATTTTGTTGCGACGTACAAAACAGGTTTCACGCATTTTTTCGTTAAGTTCTTTGGTATTAAGAGCAACATTGCGCTTTGGTGCGTAACGGTTCTTAAATCTCCAAACGCCACCGAAACTGTCCAACTGACCAATGGCTTCAAGTTGTGGAATTAGTTCTTCGGGGCGGTTCGTAATCGGCGTGCCGGTGAGTAGGAGTACAAAGTTCTAGGGTCCAAGCGACTTCGCCAACTTCATAACGGCATCAGTACGCTTAACTGTCCAAGTTTCTCGGGGGCGAATTGCCAACGCACCACATTCTTTGCATACTGCGGTGTTTGCTCGGCACGGTTTTTCACATTCCGGGCATCGCCACTTTTTCTGCCCGTTTTTAATAGCGTGAGATTCGTCTACAACGAGTGAAACAAAGCCATGTTCCATAATGTTTTTGTTGCGTTGATATAAAATATCGTAATTAACAACAATTACATCACAGGGTTCAATTTCCTCTGACTTACCACCATTGAGTATCGAAACGGTCAAATTTGGAAAAAATTTTTTAATTTCCCGCTCCCAATTTATTTTTAATGTATTAGGACATACAACAACAGCAGGGAAAGCGTCTTCCGATGCAAGGGTAGCAATGGCTTGTGCCGTCTTCCCAAGTCCCGGTTGGTCGCCCAAAATGCCCTTACGGACTTGCTTCAAATAAGCAATTCCGGCTTTTTGGTATGGAAGGAGCGGGATTTGTATGCCCGGAACATCAAGGTCAGCGTTCAAAGATTCCGACGCCTCACGCATGGTTTTGGCCTCGTTCATTACATTACGAGCGGTTTCCATAAGGCTGTCTTCAATGGTGAGGTTATGCAGAAGAGCGAAACGAATCGCTTGCATAATGTCACGTTTAGGAACTAGCCAAGAACGAGATTTTCCGTTCCATTTTGCGCTAGGAACAGAAGATTTAATGGCCGTAATCATCTTGGGGTCGTAGTTAAAGCAGATAATAACGGAATCCCCGTCCATTTCCACTTGAAACTCTTTGCCCGAATCAGTAAAATACTTTTTAACGTCTGAGTCTTGCAATTCAGGCGCCAATGTGATATTATGTGTGTTAGCAAGATTGCGAACTTCTATTATGGAAGAAAGAGGGAAAGTATTAACTTTCATCTCCCCATCCCAACGACGACCCGGAATATTGCGACTATCCTCAACAAGTTGTTTGTTATACTCGGTTTTCAAAATAATAAAATTATTTTGAATCCAAGCGTAATTGTTTGCAGGAACGTTTTGCATGTTACTATTATAACACAGAAAGTTCCGTTTGTCAATACTTGACACAGAACAAATGTTCGGATAACATGTAGAGAAATTTGAAATTTGAAAATGGAGGTTTTATGGCAAAGAAAGCGGTAACTCAGGGTAAGGACAACTTAGCCTCAGTTTTAGCAGAGATTAACAAGCAGTTTGGTGCTGGTTCTATTATGAGCCTGAGTCAATCAGACGTAGTGCCTGTTGATGTAATCACGACTGGTATTTTGCCATTGGACCTTGCCCTTGGTGTGGGTGGTCTTCCTAGGGGTAGAATTGTAGAATTTTTTGGGCCACCTTCTTCGGGCAAATCCACCCTTGCTCTTCACGTAATTTCTGAAGCCCAAAAAATGGGACTGACATGTGCCTACGTTGACGCTGAGCACGCCCTAGATGCCGTTTACGCGGACGTAATTGGGGTTGACCTACCCAGCCTACTAATCAGCCAACCCAACACCGCAGAACAAGGTTTGGAGATTACTATTCGCCTTGTAGAAAGTGGTGAAATTGGTGTAGTTGTTATTGACTCTGTTGCCGCTTTGGTTCCCCGCGCTGAAATTGAAGGAGAAATGGGCGATGCCCATGTTGGACTTCAACCAAGGTTGATGGGACAAGCATTAAGAAAGTTGACAGGAACCGTATCAAGAACGAATACTTTGGTTATTTTTATTAATCAATTGCGTGAATCAATTGGAAAGATGTATGGGCCAAGTGAATACACACCAGGCGGTAAGGCATTGCCTTATTACGCTTCGGTTCGACTAGACATTCGACTTATTCAAACCATTAAAAAGGGTGAAGAAGCAACCGCTAACCGAACCCGAGTAAAAGTTGTAAAAAACAAAGTTGCACCACCGTTAAAACAGGCTGAGTTTGACCTTGAATATGGCGTTGGTGTTCCAAAAGCCAATGCTCTTCTTGATTGTGCTATTGACGCAGGTGTTTTGCGTCAATCCGGTGCTTGGATATACTATGAGGGCGAGCAGTTTGCAAACGGAAGATTGAAAGCAAAGGCTAAACTAGAAGAACAACCAGAATTGTATGAAACTATATACAATCAGGTAATTGCTACAATGGAAAACAAAAATTTTAAAATAGGACTTGACAATGACGAAAATTAATGCTAAACTAGATAACGAAAAGAAAATTACAAAGGCAATTGAGAAGTGGTACAACAAGCATGCTTACGGTCCGAGTTATCGTGACCTATCGGAGATGACTGAAATGTCCCTAGGAAATGTCTTTAGTGCTTGTCAGCAATTGAGGGAAGCAAAAGTAATTACTTTCCAAGATGGTGTAGCAAGAACAATAAAACTATTGAATAAATAAATACAAACAAGAAAGGAATAATAAAATGGGCAAGCATTTGAAGTGGGAGGAACCGCCAGTAAAATCGGCTGTTCCTCGAAAGAGTACAAAGAAGTATCGTAAAAAGACGTATGCAACACGTTTGAAAGAGAAGCCGGGTCAATGGGCTGTCATTTATGAAGGTGACAAAGTTGGTTCTGTTCCAACATCACTTCGTGGTCCAGAATTTGAGCGAAAGCATGGTCGGGAGATGGTCGGTCGAAAGATTATCCACCGCGTCTATGTTCGATACATTGGAAATAACGTTGATGTTGCTTCTATTGAAGAGTTGGTGTCACACCCTATTGATACCGTTGACGAATATCAAGAAATGATTAAGTCAATGGTGGCTGATGCAGTTCGTCAAACCATCAGGGAACTTCAAAAGGAGAGTGTTCAATGAATAAAGTAAAAGTAATTCCAGTATGGGATATGTCAGAGGAAGACTGGCTTGAGGCTCGTGAGGGTGGTATTGGTGGCAGTGATGCCGGTACTGTTTGTGGTGTTAATAGGTACAAGTCTGCTTACGCCTTGTGGGCTGAGAAGTCTCACCTTGTAGAACGTGACCCTGTGGTTGGCGAAGCCATCCGCATTGGACATAAGTTTGAACGTCCTATTGCTGAATTCTACGCCGAAGAAAATAACAAAGCCGTTGTTGAATGGCCTGTTATTCTTTGGTCAGAAGAAGAAGGTCGTGAGTTTATGTTTGCGAACCTTGACTTTTTGATTGTTGAACCAAGTGATGAGTTTCCTGCTGGCAAGGTACAGACTTGGCGTTTTGATTACGCACCACCAAACATCTTGGGTATTCTTGAGGTTAAGACCGCCGGTATTGCTGGTCCAGGAAATCCTGGCGCATGGGCAAACAATCAAGTTCCACCGAGTTACATGCTTCAGGGATATCACTACGGTGTTGTAACTGGTTATACCAATATAACTTTTGCGTGTCTACTCGGCGGTGCTGGACTTCAGGTTCGTGAAATGCAATGGGATGATGAAATTGCAGAGAACATGGTCATTGCAGAGCAACAGTTTTGGGATTGCATTAAATTTGGTAACGCTCCAGAAACTGACGGTAGTGATGCAACCGAATCAGCACAGCAAAAACGTTACCCTCGCCACGAAGAAGGCAAAGGCGTTGAAGGTGGTTCTGATTTGCAGGCTATTTGGGATGAATTTACAGAAGCAAAGGCCCGTGCGGACGAAGCAGATACTCAACGCAAAGCATTGCGAGCAAAGATTCTTGAAATTGTAGGCAGTGCAGAGTTTGCTACCGTAAATGGCAAGGCTATTCTTTCTTACAAGGCAAGCAAGGATGTTGAGACACTTGACACCGAGCGACTTAAGGCAGAGGCTCCTGAGATTTTTGAACAATTTAAGAAGACTCGCCCCGGTTCAAGAACTTTACGACCGTTAAAATAATGAACTTGACAAAATCAAATAAGTGTGTTACACTTGTACCAGTCTTAAAGAAGACTACTATTGTGAAAGGAAATAAATAATGCAGAGTGAATCAATCAATGAATTAATTACGGCACTCGTTGCGGCTCAGGCAGAATTTTCTGCTGTGCCTAAGGGTTCTGTTAATCCGTTTTTTAAGAGTAAGTATGCGGCGTTGCCAGAAGTAGTTGCTACTGCTGGTCCTGTACTTGCTAAGCATGGACTTGCTGTTAGTCAGTTCATTACTTACGACGAAACTGGAGACTTGCTTATGACGCATCTACTCCACACTTCAGGTCAGTACATGGCTTACGCAATGAAGTTACACATGGTTAAGGCAGACCCAATGGCGCAGGGCAGTGCTACAACGTTTGCTCGTCGTTATGCCTACATGGCATGCTTGGGGCTTGTTGCGGATGAGGATGACGATGCAGTTACTGCAAGTCCACTTTCAACTGGTCAGGCTATTAAGCCAGAACCTAAGTCAGCGCCTACACCTAAGCAGGACAACACTCTCGGCAACGCAGTTGCTAAAGCGGCTGGTAAGCCAACAACCAACATGGCAACCGAGAAGATGTGCAAAATGATTTGGGCTATTAGTCACAGTTCGCTGGGCTTTGATGACCCAACAATGTATGACACTATTGATAACGTTACAGGTAGGAGAGTTCCGAAGTTGGAGCAACTTACTTTTGACGAAGCGAAGTCTGTCATCGAACACCTACAATCACTACAAAGCAATTAGGAGATAAAGTGAATTCAATTATTACCGTTACCGGAAACCTTACCCGTGAGCCTGAGTTAAAGTTCGGGGACAATGGCCTAGCACGAGTTCGATTTGGGCTTGCATCTACTCGCCGTGTTAAGGAACGTGAAACAACAAGTTATTACGACGTTATTGCTTTTGGAAAGACCGCAGAAAACGTACACGCATCACTTGCGAAGGGTGCTGCTGCAATCATTAGCGGTCGTCTTGAGGTTAAAGACTTTGAACGCAAGGATGGAACCAAGGGAACAGCAGCAGAAATTGTTGCTGAAGATGTTGGCGCTTTGCTTAAGTTTGCAACAGTCTCAATTCAAAAGAACGAAAAGGGAACTTCATCTGCGCCAGCAGGTACCAACCCATGGGATGAAGAAGACTTTTAATGTCTGAAAAAACCAATTACTCTGTCCCGCTTAGTTACATGCGTATTGAAGAAACAATGCGTCACGCCATGAATCAAATGGAAGACCTTACATCTTCATTCGCTGTAACGGCGGACGAGTTTGGTAGAGCAGAAGCAACTTATGAAATCGCTTATGCCAAGAGTCGTTTGTCGGCTCGGTATGAGGGAAGTCATAATGGATTAAAGATAACCGCCGACATGGCATCTGACCTTGCAACAACCGAGACGGAAACCGAACGACTTGCAATGGAAGCAGCCAAGGCAAAGCATGATGCAACACGCCAAGCACTCTTATCGGTTCGTAGCCGTGTAGAGGCCCTGAGGAGCCTTATGGCTTCCTACCGAGAAGCAGGAGGGTGATGAATGTCATACGAAAATGAAATTCAAACGTACATTCTTGAACTAGAAAAAACAGTTGAAGAATTACAAAAAGAGACAAGCAAACTTCGAATTGAACTTGATAAATCGAAGCGTCTCATTTCTATTCTTGACAGTCAACAGCAACACGTTGACCTCTAGTGGAAAGACGTAAGCGCCTCGTAGTTAAAAAGGTTCTTAAAAGAAAATCCACGCTTAACACACGTTCTACTTTAAAATCAGAGAAGGGGCTGAAGGCGACAAAATCGCTCCAGCCCCGTTCTTTGAAAATGAAAAAAATATATAAGGAACGTGCTCCCTTTGTTAAAGAGTTTCTTGAATTGCATCCAATTTGTCAGGCACGTTGGGACAATAACTGCTATATTAGGTCAGTAGATGTTCACGAAATACTACCTCGCAGTGCTGGCGGTAAAATAGTTGACACTAAGTGGGATAATTACATGGCAGTATGCCGGTATTGTCACACAATGATTACCGATAACCCGCAAGAAGCGCACGAACGAGGATATAGAAAATGGTCTTGGGAAGAATAAACGTAGAACACCATTACGTTGACTTTATTTTTAATAAAGAAAAATATGAAGTCAAATGCACATGTTCTTGGAGGGTTTTAGTTTCCAAAAGAAGTGAAGCAATATCATCTGCCTATCAACACCTTGCGGATATGTCGGCAGAGCGAGATGTTTAAATATTCCGACTACGAAATCCTAGAGTTCATTAGAGTCCTTGAAGAATCAAGACCTAATTTTTATTGGCTTGCGTTGTGTCGTAATTCAAACACAAAAGAATTTTTTCCTGGACGAGGTCAATCGTCAAAAATTAAAAAGGCTGTTGAAATGTGCCTCTATTGCCCAGTGCAATACGAATGCCATGAGTACGCCATTGATAATAAAATAGAACATGGAGTTTGGGGAGGCTCAACTCCAGAACAGAGGGCAAGATGGATACAGAACGATGTGACGGTTCACGACGCGTGGCTGGAAATAACTCCAGAACTAGAATAAAGAAGTGTTTAATGCTTCTGCTCTTTGCTTTAATAATTTTTTAGCAAGAGCAGAATAACCTGGTTCGTACTTACAGGTAACATGAACTTCATCGCAATCTTCAAAGCCTGGTTGCCCCTGAGGACATAGGTCACCGCATACAATGCACGGTACCCATTTGTATTTGTCTGCTTTGTTCTTGCGTAAATTTATTTGACGAGCAATCTCTACGTTTTGAGGTTCCTTGTTTCTTTTCACAGTATCGCTAGGTCGCTCCAACCAAAAGCACCACAACCAGTTCCGACTAACAACGTCAGCATTCCCGGGGGACAGTTACTTCCCGTAGTGCTTGTGTACCAATGTGAACCACCATCAGCAGCAGGTGACATAAATACCTGACGACCTGTAGCACTAGATGCTACAAAGTGGTGAAGGTGTCCACAGAAAAGAATGTCTGCGTTAGAAATAGGTTGACGACCCATTGCTTGTCCAAGCCACCACGATTCAATCTTTCCAATTGAACCGTTAGTTTTTATCCAGTTTTTGCTTCCACCATTACGGAAACTGTGACCGTGAGCAAAACCACAGGCAACACCAGAAATATCTAAGGTCATAGTAAGGTCATCTGCAATGGCACCGAGTGGGATGTTTACATTGGCATAACGTTCCGCGTTGTGGCTGATTATTTCTGCAATGCCATCAAAGATAGCAAGGTCATCATTGTCGGTCCACGTTGTGTATGCCTTGCCCATGGCATTACGGTTTTCACCGTGGTTACCTGGAACGGCACCAAGAACAACGTTGTAGCCTTCGTCAACCATAAGGTCAACAAAGCGCATAACAAGTCGTCGTGCTAAACGCATTTGCTCTCGACGGTCTAAATCTGTATTAGCAGTCTGCATTGCATAGTGTCCCGAGCATTGCTCAATAAGGTCACCAAGACCAACACCGTATACAGTGTTAATCTCACGGCCAATCTTCTTCAAGTCCTTAAGACGTTGAACAAGTCGGTCTTGAAATGCAACGATGCGGTCAGCAATCATTGCGCTTCCCCCGCCTTCATTTTTTCCCGCTTGCCAGTCACTAAGAAGAACAAGCATTGAAGTATCGCCAGTTGGCTTTGTTTGCTTGGCTGGTTTGCGCTTAGCAACTTCTTTGCATAGTTTTGTAAGGTCTTCTGGTTCAACTACAACTGGCTCTAATCTGTGACGATAAAACTCGCTAATGTCAATCTTGTTTTTAGACATGGGGTTCCTCGTTCCTTATTTTCCGCAGCAGCATAAGCCGCGTCGGTGTTCAGAAAGAGTGGTTCTTTTTACTGGAAAACCCCATTTGTCCAGAACTTCCATAATGGTTGCAGTCTGAACTTCTTTGTTAGACATTTTTAAAACGGTGTTTATTTTTGCCCATTGTTCTTCACTTAGTGGAAGGGAACCAATAGCGCATTTTTTTGTTGAATAGAATTCAGACAAATCTACCTTTGACATTTTGACACTCCTTGGTTAATCCTCCGTTGTATGAAGGTTACACCAGTGTTATTTAAATGTCAAGCATTTAGCCCATAGGAAAGTCAGGAGCCAATACAACTAACTCACCCATTGCTCGAACTTTGGTCTTGGTTTGGTCGTGATTAATTGCGTCATCCGGCTCACCCAAAAACGAGTAAACCCAAACACCATCGTCATACAAACTGGTGTCAATGCTGGCAACGTAAAGGCCAAGACCAATGCGAACAATTGTAGATGTTACGTCACCTACGCCATAAGTGTAATTAAATATTTGTGGTGTTCCACCATTGATTTGAAAACCAAAATAAACTTGGTCCGGGTCAATAATAGTTACATTGTCTTGAGCCAAAAATGGCTTAGAGGTAAAGAACTGAATGGTAGTTCCTTGAACGTATGTGTTTGGAATGAATGTTCTCATGGCCTATTCCTCTGGGTTAATGCCCAAGTAATCTAAAACTGCTTCCCAATTACCTACGTCCATAACTTCAAGTGTTGCTGATGAGGCGCTAACTTCCAGGCTTCCTGGTTGTGGAGTAAAATATCGAATGTTTGTGCCGGAAGAAAAACCTGTTGATTTACTGTTTCCGGTGTTGTCAAAATAAGTGTGGTTTGAAAATTGTGGCATTAGAACTTTACCTGACTTGCAATTACCGTCCAGGTACTTGAACCTGTACACACTACTGTAAATGTA